CCATCTTATAGTCTTTGAAATCAGAGGTTGATATACCCACTTTTGATATGGTACCAGCTCTATTAATAGTGATACCACTCATTTCAAAGTGACCAATAAGATAGGCACTACTGTAGTCACCAACATGTTTAAACCCATCAATAAGCCATGGTTGTAGGTGAATATTATTACCAACAACTATGGGACTTTTAACTATGGTAACACCATCTGAATGCCCCATAAATATATCAAGTGATGTTGGATCAATTTTATCCTTATAATGAATATCATGATTACCAGCAAGAATATATATCATATCAAATTGTGTTTTAAGTGAACTGATAATATCAAGTGCTATAGGTATGGTTCTAACAGGAATAGCTTTTCTGGAATCAAAGAAGTCTCCACCATGGATCAAACTCTTGATACCATTCTCTTTAGCCACTTCAACTATCCTATTAAATAGAGAAATGGCTATATTATGATACTCATCAGAGCCACCCTTATAGCCAAGATGTGTATCAGTTACAATAATATGCTTGCTCATATATCCTCATACTATTTGATTGTTTTAAGAAGCATCCATCTCGCAACACCTTTAATTCCAAAGGTGATGTCATTCTTTTTTGACCATTCCTGTTCATTTGCGTGCATCTTTTCCATTGCTGCCATACCAAAGCCCCTTGCAAGTTTGGCTGCTGTTCTTTTTGGATTTGGTGCATGTGCTGAATACTTTGCTCCTGTATTTTTTCCCATTTTATACTCTCCTTAAATCTTCACTGAACAATTTGTTTGGTTGAAAGGTTTTTCCAGCCTCTACCTGACCTGCTTTTATTGCTATAATCAAAGCTGGTTCACGTATAACATACATTCCACACTCTGTAACAAATCCTTGATCATCACCACCAGGGAACTTATTACATATACCATCTTTAACCATCCTGCTTCCTATCTTAAAATGGCTCTCACCCTCATATATCTTACCATTAAATCTGATAGCTGCACACTTAATTCTCATTTGTTCCATAGTAACACACTATACCAATTATTGTCAATAATCAACTCCATCAACTTTGATTATATCATATGTGACCTTTTCCTTAAAGTCAGCTCGAACATAACTCTCAATCAGTTCCATTCTTTCACCAATATTATCACATTCATCTAATGCATCATCAGGTACTTCAACTACCTGAGGGCGATCATTACCAATGTAACCATCATTGATTTCCCATACAACAATTGCCATTTTATTTACACTCCTTACATCGTGTTTTTATCCAGCCTTCTGTTTGGGTAACATCATCTGTTGACCCACAAGCTTCACATATACTGGCTGACATACTTTCAGCAAGTGCTATCATTCCACTAACAATATCATCTGAGCTGTCAACATAGAAAGACAAGGTTCCATACTTCTCCTTAGCCTGAACAACCTCTACCTGTTCTTTATGGTTACAATCAATATATGACTGTATTGAGTCACAAAGTCTATCTATTAGCCAGAACCAACCATCACCACATTCAAATCCCCAACACATACATGTGACTGTCATATCATCATCCCTCTGTCTGAATAGCTTTGGATATGTATCATATAGATACTGTGTATGCTCTTTATCCATCATCACGCCTCTTAAAAATATTAATTAACTTATTACACAACCCTACATCAAATAATGCTATATGGCAATTACGTTTTTTAATACCTAGCTTACTTGATAGAATTTTATATCCCAGGGACCTTGGTAGCCCATTACTCTTCCAATATGAATCAAACAACTCATGACAGTATCTACGAAGTTCACGTAACTCTTTATTGGCAAGTGTCTTTGATCCATAGGAATCACAACCTGGGAAGTTTTTGCAAACATAGATAAGTACATTTGTATCATCACCACCATAAACATATGACGAATCACGTAGTTCACCTATGCTATTACAATATGGGCATCTAACCATCAGTCGAAAAGACCACAAACATCTTCAAGTTCATTTAAAACACCGCTGTAACCATAGGAGTGACCCTTATCCCATGCAAAATTAAAGATATCATTACTCTTTGGATGATTAAGTAGACCAACATAATCTAAAGCATCATGTTTAAATAACCCAAGTAACCTTGCTTCCTCTTTATTATAAGCAGCTATACTTTCAGCGTGTTCAACCTTATAGTTCTTATAGTCATCAGCTACATTATTACCACAATCACCACAGAAATTATTCTTACTTGATATCCTGTTACCACAAACCTTACATGCCATTACAAATTTCTTTGGATATGCATACTTGTTTTTATACTTGCTAAGGTCTAACATACTCTCTCCTCTTAATATGGAACTTCTTTTTCATAGAATGCACCCACAATTGATCCTATATCACAGTATTTGGAACCCATATTATAAATGGTGTCAGCTGTAAAGTAAACTCTTTTACCAGTGGTTTTTAATACTCTAAACAGGCCACTCTTACTTTTATGTAAAACTATTACTGATCCATTATAAAAGTGGTTTGGTCTAAGACCAGTGATATATACACGTTCCATTCTAGTTCTAAATGGTTTCTGTTCACTGTTGCTTTGATCAGGTAGGAGACCCCATTTTTTAAGACAAAGAAACATCTTGGAGGGTTCATTCTTAAACATCATAATGGTTCTTACCTTATCACCAGCATCAACAACATCTTTATTGGTATCTGGGTGAACCCTTCTTATTGCATCTCTAAATGATATTTCTGACATGATATAATCTCCTCATTAATTTATGGATACATTATATCATAATTGGTGTATATGTCAAGAGTTATCTTGTGTATTGATATGTATAGGTTAAAATTATATTATAACATGGTTATGGTTAAATTATCAACCAAATAAAAAAGTGGTATCCAAGTCACCCTGGATACCACTTTGTATTATAACCTAATTATACTAATATCTTATGGAAGATGTACTGCTGTTATCCGGATATAGTAATTTTTTGATCCAAACAAATGATCAAGAATAGCATATCTACTCATCAAACCAACTGAAGGTTGGAAGGAGTCTTCAAAAGTAGCTCGCGCCGTCATTAGTTGGATGTATGGCAGATAAATAATGCCTGTATCGTAGGCTGACGGTCCTTTGTAACCAATTATAAGATCATCTGTGGTTGCAAAAGTATCTCTATAGATGGACATTCTACCATCAAGTGAACCAATTCTTGACACACCAGTAACAGCTGTGTTAATGTCATGATCAACAGGGGAGATGGTGAATGAGTTAGTTGTTTCAAGAGCTGCACAGACTGTTGGAGATGCAACTATAAAGTTACCTGCTCCTCTTCTTGTATCAATGGCAATCTGGTTAGCTTTTCTGATAATAAGGTTGAAAAGGTTTCTGTATTTTTCAGCTTCCCATCTACCATCAGCTGCTGTATAGTCCCATGATCCTGATCTAGCATTTGTAGCTGCTACAGCACGAATCCGGTTAATAAGTTCTCTATCAATTTCAGCTGTGATTTCATAGGAGAGTACATCCATCATTTCTTCTTCAAGGTCAAGACCATGCATTGCTTTAATATCTTGTGCAACTTCAATGGACCATCTGCTTCTAAGTTTTCTGGATTTAGCTTCAACTTGTGCTTTTTCAATGGTCATGCTTAGTTCTTTAATACCTTTACCAACACCAATACCAAGACCACCACCAACACCAGGGTGACCATCAACATCAGGAACAACTTTTGAACCAAGTGCTTCTGCTGCTGATGTGGCGTATGATCCAGTGTATGCAGGATCAATTGTATTGTAACCAATTTCATTACCTGGTGCAGTAGTTGATCCAGCGTATTCTTGGTCAGCTTTAAATCTCAGGGCAAATGCAAGACCAACAGGTCCTGTAAGTGGTTGAACACCAACAATATCATGTGCAATGAGTTCTGGGAAGGTTCTTCTAACCATTGGGATGGCTATTTTATGAAACTCACCATTTCCAGAGTAACCTGTTCCATTAGGATCCAGAGAACCTGATTGGTATGAGCCAGCTTCATCAATTCTACCACCCATGTATGTCATTTGGTTTTCTAGCATAACTGCTGTTGCTTTTTTAACTCGTTCGTTTTTGATTTTATCTCCAGCTTCAAGGATATCTTTCCAATCAACCAAAAGTTTTTTTACGTCTTTCATTATAATGTTTCCTCCTCAGTATTCTATTTTATTATTAGATTTTACGTTCATTAATCATTTTTAACCAAGCTGTTCTTGGGTCAAGGCTTTCTTTAACATCTTTTGTTTTTGTATCTGTTATTGACTCATTCTTTTTGCCTTCTTCCCATTTATAACCACATTCTGGGCATACCATCACGTCTTCTTTAACATCTATGCCACATTCTGGACATACTTTTGTTTTAAATGCTTCTTCTTCTTCATTTAGTTTAACAAGAACAGCAAATTTATTATCTATTTCTGCTATTGTAGCTCCCTCAAGAATAGTCATAATGTTTTTTCTTTGGTTGGGGCTGAGACCATCACATTTGGACAGAAGGTAGTTTTCATTTACCAGTTTATTATTTTTAACTTCAAGGGTGAGTTTTGTAGCTGTTACATCATCCTTTTCTTCTTGCAATTTGACGATTTCATCTTTAGCTTCTTTAAGGATGCTTTTGACTTCTTCATCAAGAACATTTGCATCAATGGCAAGTTTTGTTTTAAACGATTCTATTAGAGGTTTGTATTCTTCACCAAGTCTAGCATATTCAACAACGTTAGCTGGGAGAACCAGTTCTTCTTCTAGAATGTCATCAAGGAAGTTGGAGAATTTTGATGTAATGTCATCTTTATAGCTTTCAAATTTGACTTCCATTTCTTCTACCAATTTCTCTTTTTGTTCTTTTGCAAGAGGTTCTAAAAGCTCATTTGCTTTTGAAGCTATGATAGCTTCTAGCATTGCTTTCAGTTCTGCTTGTTTTTCTTCGTCAAGTTTAGTGATACCCAACATTTCTAAAATCTTATCCA